AGGTAAACTACCTACGAAAGTTATTTTTTTATCATATGTAAATGATTTTGCACATCTAAAACATTTCATAAGTTCTGGCATTATATATCCTTAACTTTCTTTTTTAATGTCATTTTATACTTCGTTAAATTATATGTTAGAAAAGGTTTATATCTAATCATTCTATCAAATAATTTAGGCCACAACACTCTCTCACTTATGTCCTTATTTAATTTACTTGAAAATTTTAATATATCATCTAGTATTAAAAATGTTTCAAAGTTAATTTTCTTAGCCAAAACAAATTTAAGTATTGGCGGGTGTTGACTATCTTTAGATGTAAATAGATCAGCAAAACTTAAATTCTTTGTTATCTTACTTAAAACATAATCTATATCTTGTTCATAATAATAATGTAATGCTTCTATTTTTTTTGACCATAGTTTATAGTTCTCATCACCAGGTTGACCAATGATGTCACCAATCCAAAGATTAGTATTACTGACAAAGTTGCTGATAAAATAATTAACAATATTGTTATCGCTATAAGATTTAGAAAGCTTATGAAAGAAGTATCTATCCCTTCTTTTAGTAAAGGTTTCCAATTTAGCAGTTGTTCGCCCACCGTGTTTATGATAGTCGTAGCTTTGGTTCTTACTCGTAAAATGAAGTTTAACTGCCAAATATATTTTATAAATCTCAAAGCCATTCATTGCCTATTATTTACTTTGTAAATATTTTAATACATTCTCTGGTGAAGATATTCCGTAAGGATCATCTGCTAAATCATCCTCTTTACCTGGTTCTATAAACACTTGTTCAATCTTACCATTATTAATTATCATAGCATATCTCCATGATCTAAAACCAAAACACTTATCTTTTTTAGAAACAAGCATTCCCATTGATTCTGTAAATTCTCCATTACCATCTGGTATGACTTTTACATTCTCTAGTTTTTGATCTGCAGCCCAAGCATTCATTACAAATGAATCATTAACTGATATACAATATATCTCATCTATGCCATGTGCTTTAAATACACTTGCTTGTTTTTCATAACCTGGTAATTGTTGATTTGAGCAAGTCGGTGTAAATGCTCCTGGTAAAGAAAATACTACTACTCTTTTATCTTTGAAATAAGTATTTGTATTTGTATCAACCCAATCGCCTAATTCTCTTACTCTAAATTTAACTTCTGGTATACTCTTGCCTATAGGATCAATCATTTTTTTCCTTTCGGCGCCTTGCCACCTACCCAAGCTTCATTATACTTAGTTTTTTTGTTATCAGCTTTATAACGTCCACGTTTATTTCTAGCACGTTTAGGTTTAACATCTTGATCGTAACCTACTAATAATTTTTCTATCCAATTCCACATAGTATTACTCCTTTTTCATATAGTTTTTTTTATCATGGTATTTAAATACCATTTCTCAAATTGAGGGTCTTTTACAAAATGCTTTTGCACTCTATCAGAGGACACTTGCCCCATTTTAATACAATCTGCAAGGTCTTTATAACCTTGTAGTTTTTTCTTTGATTCTTTTTTCAGCTTCATGTATTATTTTATGTGTATCAAAAATACACTCCTCTTTTATTTTTCCTTCTTCTCTAACCTTATCCATTTCTTTTCTAAGAGTTGTTTGACTTTTAGATTCAGTCATAGATAATTCTAATTCTTCTTTTTGTTCTTCTAAAGTTTCTGCTATCATATTGGTAGTTTTGCTACCTTTTCTTTTAACATATTAAGGTTCTGTGCCTCATATGCTATTTTTTCTTTTAATGTTTTACTAATCATAGCTTTTGTGTCACTAGGATCAATGTTGTGTGATTGACAATATTCTAATACTGCTTCGATATAAGTTATATTTCGGTCTTTAACTATATTTTCTACAATTAAAGCAAATTTATTAGGTGTTAATATTACATCTGTCATATGATCCATTATACTACATTTAATATAAAAAGTCAAGCTAAGATAGTTTTTCTGTTGCAAGGAAAACTATCAAACCCCTAGCAGACTAAGCTGCTAATGAATAACTATTAAAGTTTTCATTTATTGTATAACAGTACGTTGTCAGCGATTAATCTCCTAGAAGTTTTACTTGGGAATCGATTCTGTATCATCCCCCATAAGCACACTAGAAATCAATGTGTTTATGGTGGAGATGCCGAGAATTGCACTCGGGTCTTCTCCATCTATTGTCTTCTAATCAACGACTAATTCTTTTCTGGAATAATATATCTATCAAATGTTAATTGTAAAACACATTTTTGATTTTGTCCAGCTGTTTCAATTGTTCTTAAAATATGTCCAGGTATATCTTTTGATTTGTAAGTCATTATAATATAAACTATTTGTCCATCTGGTAATGCTTTATAACGACCTAATGAAGCTTCTTCTTCAATATAACCTTCGATTTGTAATGCTTGATTAACATCTATTACTGGTCCACAAAGCATAGGCATATTTACCACTTGCCATGGATATTCTGCTAGTGACTTTGGTCCTGCATATGAATTCGTACAAAATAATATAAAAATAATTCCACATATTGCTTTAAATCTTTTTCCCATTATTGCTCTTCTTTTCTTTAAATTTCTTATGAAACTCATCTATTGCTGGTTTTAATAGAGGTAAATAATCTTGTTTATCTTTAATAAAAGTTTGTGTTGAACCTTCTTCTGTTACAATTAATATAACAATTTGGTCTATTGCTTTTCCATATCGCTCTTCAAACATTTCACAATATGCTGTAGTTTGAATAAAATAATTTTCTACCCATTCCTCTTTCTTATCTTTTGTAGAGGTTTTAAAATCTATTACAGATAATTTACCATCATATTCTGCAATACAATCAACTCTACCAGCAACACCCCATTTTTTACTATACAAGCTTTTCTCTTGCATCACTATATTATTTATCTTATCCAGTTCACTTTTTAGTATGGTAAACAACGCTGTAGGCAAAACTGCTTGTTTTGATAGTTCTTCATTATTTAGATAGTTTTCTGTTAATGTGTGTACGGCTGTGCCTCTCCTAGCTGCATTCCTCATGATGTTATTCGCAACGTTATCACCTACTGACTCACGCCATCTTGCTATACCTTCATTGTTTCTTTCCGATAATACAGATGTTATTGAAGGATATTTAATACCGCCTGGTAGAACATAAAATCTTTTACCTTGAACTGTTTCGGTAAACATTTTAAAAATTGGTTTATCAATTGGGTTATGATTAAACTTTTTCATAACATAGTTGCTTTTCATATATTCATTTAATTTGTTCATAATTTAAATTATATCACGTACTTACTTAAAGGTCAAGCATTATATTCAGCATATTGAGTCTTACCTTGTTCGTTTCGGAATGCTCTCAATGTTTGTTTTCTATTGTCTGCTGGACTTTTGTATGAGCAATGAATCCAACCAGAGTTCGGTTCTCCGATATTATGGTACTCCAATATTAATTGGTCAAAATCCAAGTTCTCTATAATCCATTTTGCAAGATCAGCATTAGACGTTTCAAATATTTCGAAGTCGGCGGCTTGGCCTTTAGCGTGTTGTGATTTTACAGATGATCCTATTGCAACACATAACTCCTCACTTCTAAATCCACTAGAAATAGTTACAGGTGTTCTATAGTGATTACGAATAGGTTGTAATATATTTGCACATAACTTTGTTAATTCTAATATTTGTGCTTCATTAGGAGTATTATTAATACCCTTACGTTCAGCCGTTTGACTAGTAGTCATTTCTTTTAAACTAAAATTATTTGATAGCTTCATCTTTCTTATCTTTCATAATATCTTTTTCTTTTGCTTCTGCTTTTTCCAAATCGTTTGTGGTGTATTCTAACTTCTGTAAAGCTCTTTTTACAGCAGCATCTTTTGCTTTACAAGCATCGGTTAATTCGTTGACTTGTTCTTTAAGCACACGGACCTGTTCCTTGTACTCAGCAATAATTTCTTGATAATCAGCTGTTGACATTTTTTATTTTATCCTTTTATTGATCTTATTTCCCACGAGTAATACTTACAATTTTTTTCAATTGTGATTCTATTACTTCCGCTCTATTGGGCCAGTGAATATACGCTTCGGGTGATTTTGCTAATTTAATCAACAAAGGTATGATAAGTTTTTCTAATTCTTTAAATTTTCCAGAGTATTCTTTGCCAAGATTATCTTTTCTCAAATCATACTCATCATCCATTTGCTTCTTAGCAATCCCTAACTCAGTTTCGTTCTTAGCAACAACTGTTTCTTTAGTTTCGTTTGTTGCTCTTAGTAATTTATCTAATTTACTCTCTAATCTATTAATAATTTCGCTAGACACAGCCTTACCCACACCGTCCGCTGTTGCCTTAACAACTTGTTTTGTAGCATCTGACTCTGCTTTGCTTTCTGTCGCTGGTTTGGTCTTAACTGAAGTAAAACCCCAATCACCATCAGCGTCAAATCCGTCTAAAAAATCAAAATCTGCCATTGTGTACTATTTATCTTTCTGGACTACCTTGGTCCGCCTTTTATTTTACGTTTTCTATGTTTTTGTATTACTTTATCTATTTGTGTATCTTTTACTGACTTTTTACCATATTGTCTAGCAAGTTCACTAGCTGGATGTGCTTCGGTAACTTTTGATAATACCTCTTTCCAACCACTATCTGTCTTACTATCTATATTACCTACACTTGATACTATGTTTAATTTTGTAGGTACTAATAGTTCAATATGTTTATTTTTAATAAACTCTTCCATTTCACTAATGGACATTAATTCTGTATATTCTTTTTTAGTCTTTGAGTTATAAAAATTATAAGTCGGCATTTATTCCTTCACTAAACCATTGTGGAATATTAGTTTTCCACGTAGCAAAATCCTTTTTGTATTTAACATAGTAATCTCTATAAGCAGTAATACTATCTTCATTCTTTACATCATCAGGCATTGCTTGTGTCGGTTGATTAAAAGGAATATTTAGGGGAATATTTTTAGGGGGATTTTTCAATAGGTCTTTTAATAATGTATATGACTTATGATCTTTACCATATCTCAATTGAAATTCTTCATGTAAATGTGACCACATTTTATACAACCAGTAATAATTATAAGCATTGTTTCTAACCCATACTGCACTTGGATGATGTAGATGACAAGCCTTGTAGATAGTTGCTTCTTCATTCTTATTTTCTAATCTGAATCTGGTAACTTTTCTACCTGTCTTTGATTTAGCGATATACTTAACGCCGTCAAGCATTCTGTGAGCAGTTGACATGAGTTGAGCATACTCGATAAGCATTTTAACAACGTGTTTATCTAGGTGCATTTCTGCACAAATTTTTGGATCTTTATGTAAATAAAATATATTCATGTCTTTAGTATATCATTTTTTATCAGCTTTGTCAACCCTATAAAATGTATATTTTAATGTAAGTTCTTCTCCTTTTTTGATGTTTTTCAAAGCAATAAGATTCCATTTCTTAGTATAACGTTCATCTCTAAGTACTGTCCTGACGCAATTATTATCATCTGAATTATTAACAAATCCACCTAAAGGAGTTCTAATAATATTATCGTTAATTTTGATATGTGATGTGCCTAAATTAGTTCCTTGAGATATACCTTCTGTAGCAAAGAGTCCTAAACCTTCAATAGGTGATTGTTTAATTGTTAAACTATCTGGTAGTGGTCTATATGTTTTTTGTAGTTCATCAACAATTTTATGATATTCTTTTATGTCTTCGTCTTCCATCATTTTTTATATTTCCTTTTATTAAGTCTAACCAATGCTTCTAATTTACGATCTAACTTACGAAAACCAACATATAATAATATAAAGGAACATATTAATCCTACTGTGAATAAAGTCTTTATCATTGTTTTTCTAATTTTCTTATTTCACCAATAACTTTAATAACTCTTTTATCGTAATCTGGTGTAGTTGAATATTTATCAAGTGTTTTAATTAATCTAATTGGATCATTAGTTATTAATCTTAACTGTCTAAATTTTTCATAAGCAGGGTGTTCATTTAATATTCTAATATATTCTTTTACACTATCACATTTACTAGCGAATACTCTAACTCCCCAACCAGGCCATTTTTCAACGTCAATTAGTAGCATATGTGGTATATTTTCATTCCAAGTTCTAATACCAAATAGATTATTACCTTTAATAGCAAATCTACTTTTACCCCAAGCAGACTCTAAAGCTGCCTGACCTATAATCATTTCATATGGTACTCTTTTGTCTTTAGGTATTGTAAAGTTCACATAATTAATACATTTATGCATTGATGCTACAAATTGTATATCATTATTATAAACAAATTCAGGTTCTTGTAAATCCATTTCTTTAATTTTATTTACATAATATTTGTCTAGTTTAGTGTTAACATTAGATATTGCTATTCCGTTAGGATAAAATGTACCAACACCAAAAGCAATTGCCGAAAGTACAAATAAAACAGAAAACATTTTAAGTACAACTAAACTTTTATCTAAGAAAGTCTTCACTTTTTTATCTTTAATCATTATTTCTCTCCATTAAGTTTTTTAATAGTATCTTCTAATTCAAAAATTTCATCATCTATAAAATCTAGTTTTTCTTGTGATGTAGTAATTTCCTTTTCTTCTTTTAGATCAGTAATTTGTGTTTCTAAATGTGTTGTTTTACTCAATTCTACCTTCCTTTACAATAGTTTTAAGGTCTTTAATTGTTTTCTTTTTATCTATCATTAGTTCATACCAATGAAATCTAACTTTATCCTCGTTAGCTGGACCAACTGAATCAATATCATATTTTTTTTGAAAAATTAATAAACCTTTTAAATATAATTTTACAATATCATCTAATCTATTTTCATATTTGTCTTTAGGTATCATTTGAGTTCTAGTTTGACCCTTATTTTTTATTAGTAATTTTAGTATTTCTTTTTGTTTATAATTAAGTTTCATTCTTTTCCTCGTTAGGACCTAGCCATTTCCCAAACAAATAGTAAAGAAATACAAGACCGATTGGCCAAATTATTATTATGTAGAGTATTGCATCTTCTATTGTCATTATTTTCCTAACGATTGTTCTGTTTGTTTTGCCTTAAACTCATCAAAAGAAACATACTTATTTTTTTTATAGTCATAAACTTTACCATCATAGATGGTAGATTTCATTTCGATTTCTTTTAATTCATTTAATGTATCAACAGCATTGACAAAATTACTATTTTCTATATTGTCAATTACTGAATTAATCACATCAACTTTATTTGTTAGTCCTTTAATATTCATTATTTTCCTAACGTTTG